GTGATACTTTATTCTACAGGGGATGACATATGCTCACCCTGAGTATAAGCTAAGATTGTTGCGTGATAGAGGTGAGTGAGCGCTCACATTGGGTAATAATCTTGCGTGCTTTGGTGGTGCGCACAGCATGCAGTGCATTGTTACCCATAAAAGGCTATGTACGCAACAATGTTACCCAAATACGCAACAATATTACTTGAATAGGTGGGTGATGTGTGCTTATGTCTTAGGGACAGGGCAACCTGCTTAGTTCATCACCATCGACAGAGGGCAACCACCATGTTAAATGAGCAGTTTACATCCGAAGAAGCTCTTGAGGAGCAAGGGACTGACGACGCATACCTGATAGACTGGAAGTACGTGCAACAAATCTGCAAAGAGCATGGTGCAAACCCAGAGGAGTTCGCCGCGACTGAAGAACGAATTGCTAATGTAGTTGATGCGGGCAACCTTATGGTGTGGCTTGGGTATTGATCGCTAGATGTTTCTCGCCCTTTGGGGCGGGTTTCACCTAATGACCATCGAAAGGGCACGCTATGGAAAACATCAACCACACTCACTTTGTGTCACTGGCCAAAGGTCAGATCAGCGTCCGAGTACCCTTCTGCCACATGGACAACGTGCGCATAGTACTCGACAAAGAGGGCAAGGTGAAGTCATCACCCTTCAATCACAATTCATCGTCTCACAAGCGGGCAGTCAAGATAGCTCGTGAGGTTCAATCAACACGACGTAACCAAGGGATAGTACAATGTTAGACCGTATCAACGACGCCGTTTACATCATTAGTGCCGAGCTTGACACTCTCGACCACGCAACCAACATCCAACGCACTCAGGACTTGCGGACCATACTGAATGACCTGAACATTGACCACAAGCGCGTCCGGGGCTGTTACAAGGGCCGGACAGAAGTATCCTTCGTGGTCAAGTGTTCTCATATAGAAGCCCTCTCACTTGTGGAACAATTCGGACAAGAGAGCGCTCTTTACCTCGACAGCTCTCGCAAAGCGTCATTGTTCCGCCCGGCGGAGGGTCTCGTGCCAGAACACATTGGCCAGTTTGTCGAGTGTGACCTCACCACGGCTCTCAATAGTGAGGCGTACACATACGATATTGGTCAGGATACTTATTACCATGTTGTTTGATTGGTAATGCAGCGGGGTCTTGTCCTTTGGCGAGGCTCTCAGGACCCCGCAGTGTGACTAATCAGAAGAAAGGACAGTACAATGAAAGCATGGACATTTGACGCACGAGTCCGAAAGCATAATGCAATCGGGATCACTTATGGGGCAACATTCACTATAGAGAGTGATATTGAACCATCTAAAGGTGAAATGATAGACCACATAGCCACCAAGGGTTTTGATACGTGGTGCATCCTCAACAAAGACTGGGAAAAGTAAGGAATAGACCATGAACACTTTTGGATCAGCATATGGTCACCCATTGCGCCTTGAAAAGCACAAGTTTCGTCTGTATAGATTGTATATCAATGCGTATGGCTACACCCCAAACGGCTCTTACTATGGTATTGGCGAGCCTATTTATTGTCTTGCATGCGATTGCGGAGCAATCCATAAAGAAATAAGGGCAAGGTCTCGGGGTGTAGCAAAGCGCGACGCGCAAGAAATGTACCCTAATTCAACATTCTATAGGTGAGACCATGAAAGCCTTCACTCCATACGTATTCATTGACGGGTGCAATGCCAAGCACTACGAAGTCATTGACACATCGGGCAACGTGATGTCACAATTCTCTGACTTCGTTGACCTACATCAGGCAATAGCAGCCGGGCCTGTCTCATGTGAAGAGACATTAACCAACATTGCGTCACTGCGGAACGAGAAAGGATAGTCCCATGGTAACTGTTGACCAAATCATCGACTATGAAAATGGTTCTATGGAAGAAGAGGAATTGATCTCCTTCTTTCAGGAACTGATTGATACCAGGCAAGCATGGTCATTACAGGGACATTATGGGCGAACAGCCCAAGCCCTGATTGAAGCCGGGCATTGCACAAACGAGAAAGGGTAGTCCTATGACTGACAATATTTATCACTTCAGCGAATACCTGAACAAGAGCCCCCGGACGCACAAGGCAGCCATGGCGGCCAAGTCGAAGGCTGGTATCAATCCACAAACGCCTGACTTGACACTCTTGTATGAAGTCGCGCAACGATTGGTGGCTGTCAATGTGAAACTGGCGCTTATCACTGCAATCCTGAAGGCAGAGAACGATATCGCCGAGGCTTCCGACGCCTTGGAGAAGCACCCACCTCTGACGCATGAGAACTTCTACGGGCATTGTGGCATCGCTTGGTCCGCCCATTGGGACGGCCCGACGGATGATGAGTGCCCCGTGTGCAGTAAGGAATGCTCACCCCTCAAAACAACCCTTGTGGAATGAAAGGAGACTGGTCATGCTTTTAGCTCAATGGATTGTCGATAGACTGAGTATTGATATCAAAAAAGAGCTTACAAATCTCGCAGGCGGGATGACAGAGCCTAACGCAACACTCGTGCTCATACTTAACCAGTCAACGGCTCAAAGTCATGCTTTGCTGGCCATAGCCCAAGCAGTAGGTGAACTGCAAAAACAGCGAACCTTACCCCGCGGAGTTCACTTTGATAAAGACTTACACTAACACGGCATAGGCCGGGAGGTGCTCCCTTCATTGCCCGGCTTATAGAGAACTGTGGGTTACAGCCTGTATGATCTCAGAAACCCTTGAGACCCCTTGCCCCGGGTTTCAGGGGTTTTTTCTTGTCTACGGCCAATATATCGAGGGAAATAACGGTTAAACGTTAATTCTTTCCTACCCCCTCTTGACAACTCCTTCATTTAGGTGTACTTGTCTCACAAGCCAACGGGCTTGGTACGACCCCTTCCAGGGAGGGCGGGCCACGTAGCCCAGTCTGACTGATGAGACTCTAACCCTACGCACTTTTAGGGTCATTGGAGACACCGAACCCTACGCACTTTCCCCTTGACCTTATGACCTCGACAGTCCAGAGTGATCTGGAACGAAAGATTGTTTCAATATTTAGCCCTGTAGAACTGGAGAATTGATATGAATGTCCTGTTTGTATACGCCGACGGTACGACGGTGAAAGAGACCGTGAAGGACAAGGGCTCTCACAGTTTCGATATGGGGGATTTCATAGACAAGTGCCAGAAACACATCAAGGCCGACCGGGTTATCCCCTGCTACCTCGGCAGTAAACTGGAGGATTTCAACGATGGATAATCAGCGGCGCTCCCGGATCAAACGGGTCATGAAAGAGTTGCGGCTGCAACAGTCTGCTCTCCAACAATTGATGGCTGACGAGTTTGATAGTCCCAAGCAGTCACTTGTGGACGTCAACCTCCTCGGCAAGAGTGCCCAGCGGCTGAGTGCCGTGATAAAGGATTTGGAGGGAGGGTTCTATGAATAAGAACTGGAACAACATCCTCGCCCCCGATCAGGGCTATCAACTCTGCTATCCGAAAGTCAATGCGTCGGCGAGGGATGCTCTCTCGAAAGTCAAGAGCAACGAAACGATGGGTACATCATGGCTGGTGGTCGAGATTGTTGGCCGTGATGCCACAAGACCGACCCGGACGCGCTGCGCCAGAGCCCTGAGAGCCCTCGCCAAGCGCGAAGACGGACTGAAGCACTATCACTTCACAGCCATGGGGAACAACCATTTCCGGCCCGGAGAGAAAGCCGTGCAGTACTTCTGGCACGCCTACAAGGCCCCGGCGCCGGTTCCGATCTGTGAACTGTGTGGACAAGAGATAAAAGGAGAAGACTGATGAGATTGAAAGGCGACCAGTTGGTCCAGGACGTCATAAAAAGCCTACTGCTTGCTCAAATAGCCCTTCAGCAATGTATTGTTACTCATGAGGCTGAAGGCGTCTATCGAGTTTCTATAATTCAGAGCGTCAGGCTCCTTAAGGAAGCAGTTGATAAATTGGGGGAAGTTTGATATGAAAGACCCAATGTTTTTTGTGATGCTGGCTATCGTCACGGTTATCACCATTTTCATGATGTAAGGAGAATTGAATGACTGATACTGTGATACTCGCAATGATCCTTGGCTTTCTGGTAGGCCAATTTCTCCTTGCGCCCCTGCTGCGCCCGTATCTGTTCAGGTTCTTTGACCGGATTGCGGATTGGTGGGATGAAAGGAAGTACAAGAATGATTGATCTGACACTCGCACTCTCTGTTGCTGTCGGGGTTTACGCCCCGGCGGGAATTTACTGGGCCATAGATCGGGCCATACGTTATCGTAGACAACGTCGATACTCAAAAGCCTTGGGTAAGACACGAAACAGGAAGAGGAAATAACTATGCGACCTTTTGTTATTGATGAAGACAAACTGCGCCACGAGGCCCAACAACGGGGCAAAGAGAATGCCCGGAAGAAATGCCTCCTCGATCTGTGTGAGGAGCACTTGAACCTGTTGTCCATTGCTGCCGGTGACCCGAAGATGATTGAGCGCCAGAAGAAGGACCATCGGGGGGAGCTGGTCTTTAAGCAGGAGAAAGGCCGGGCCAAGAGCGCTGTCATAGAGACGGTTCAGGCCATCGACCGCAATGGTCAACCGATCTTCGAAGGCGGCGAGGTGGGGACTGAAACTCTCCTCCTGTACCAAATCACGTCAACCCTCGTGAAACTCCTCCGGGATGAATGGACCTACAAATAAGGGTGAGGGTGGGGACCATTGGGAAGAGAAACTGAACTCTAACACTGGAGACAATTATGATACCTTTAACTGAAATGACGGTCAAGATTGGAGCCATGGTCGGCTTCAGTTTCTGGGCCGGGTGGCTTGCTGCCTTCCTTCTGGGTTTCGCGTGGATCGCGGCGATCCGGTGGGTCGATGACAATGACGGGGAGTACAAACACCCAATGTTGTCCTTGTTCCGACTGGATATCGTCGAAAAACGATACTGCAAACACCTCGTGACAAAAAGTGGAAAGATCCGGGATCTTTGGGATGTAATTCTAACGGGCATCTTTGGCGCGGTTTGGGTTCCAATCCTGGGGATGTTGGTGGTGGTTCTCTTGCACTTCTACGCCTTACCCCTGACTGTCGCAGTGCTGGTCCTTGTGGCTTTCCTGGCCCGGGCTGGTAAGCGCCATGGCAAGATGTTTGACAAGCACACGAAGGACCCGGAAGCGCATGATTTGGGGAGGTTTAGACCTTAGTCCGGCAAGGTCTATTCTGGGAGAGCCCACATAAGGGCGGTATTCGGAATACTTATAACGTACCCTGATAGAGGCCCTTTGGATAATTTCCGGAGGGCCTTCATCATTATGTCAAGGGCTACGGTTTGTTCTTCCCACTCTACGGGGAGTTTACCCTGGAATTCGAGAACGGAATGAGCCAGGACTTTCGTCGTGATCGCGTTGCCGAGACCCTTGATGCCGTTCTCCCGCATATACTTGCCAACGTCCGTCCGGATCAACGCGTTCTGGTCCGGTCCTTCGCGTTGAGCAGCAAGATCGACTTCCTCTATATTGGCCTGAGAGAACGCAAGACTGTTCAGAACGCGGTGGCCCTTCAGGGTGATAGGCCCGGGCTTCTCAGCGTCTTTCTGTTTGGTGACTTCAATGGTGAGGAGACGATGTGTCTGGTTCGCCTTGCAGGATATAAGGGTATCGAAACCAGCCCGGAAGACTGAGGAGCCGCGCTCTGACTTCTCATCCTTGCCGGTGTGGTGTATAACGAGGACGGTGCAGTCGAAGGCCCTCTTGATTGCTTCAATGGCTTCTATGGCCAAGGAGGCATCCGCTGCATCGTTCTCATTCATGCCCGCCATCATACGGGACAGAGTGTCGAGGACTATCAGTCCTGGATTGCGAGTTTGCGCATTTGTTCCTTTGCGACCTTTTCCCAGTCGATCTTGAATGGCTTGAATGAAGCCTTTGATGCTTTCGGGGCTCCGGATAAGAGGGACTGCGGACACGGAGTAAAATTCAATCCCCCGGGTCTCAAGTCGATGTGCTCTCCAGGCCGGTCGGCGCTTTCGTTCGATGCCGATGGCTCCTTCACCGGCGGCGTAGATAGTAGCACTGCTTCGAGTTGTTTGTGATAATCGTCCAGTAGGATCTGAAACGCCGGAGAGGGTACTTTCCAGTCTGCTTGACGCTGCCGGACTTCCGTCGCAGTCATCGGTTCCTTCGGTAAGGGTACCGCCTTCAGATGGTCCCGCATTTCGTCGTCCGTCAGCACGTCTCTCAGAAGGGAGGGTTTGAGAGCGAATGCTTCTTCCATCCTTTTTATGTTGGCTTCTATGAGTGGCTGAAGAAACTTCGGCTCCATCTGGTGTTGGTATGTCCGGTTCTGGACTTCCGTCGCAGTCATCGGTTCCTTCACGTTGGTGAATACGTGATGGTTGCCCTCGGGTGTCCGCACCACGGATACCTCTGAACCGGACATACCCGGGTCCAGGGCCACTTGACCAGGAGCCTTGCCCCACTGACGTTTCTCCATCTCGCGGTCCATTGACCGTGCAAGAGGGATTACGTCCTTGAGATCGCAGTCCATCAGGGTCTTCTGGTTCGCCAGATACCTTTGGGCTTTCGCCCGGATGCTGTTGTCCTCCTGTTGTCGAGTAACCAAGTCCGAGGGGCTTTCTCCCGGACGCGAACGACAGGGCGATATCCAGTGCGGCGAAAGATTTGTAGCTTTCAGGCGGCCCGTAGAGAAGGATGGTGCTGTTTTTTTGGAACCATCCTGGTACCACCCATTCGGGTTCCGGTCGGTTGTCTTGTTCGGTCTCGTCTCGGGGATAGAATTCGCCGGGACCATCCGTCCGCCCTTCTCGGTCATGACCATCACCATCGTCGGGGGCGTCGGCGCCTCGGATACCGGTGAAGTCCGAGAGGTCATCTCGTAGTCCCTTTGAGCCTGCTTCGTTCTCTGCATAGCGATATGCGTGGTAAATGGGAGAGTGGATTTCATCGGTCAGTTCCTCTTCTGTCCAGGGTGGATCACAGGCATCATTCCAGTGATCGAGTATCAAGTCAACTGTCATGTCTTCAGAGATGCCAATATCTCGCAACATGCAGGCCGTTTTGAAAGTTAGTGAGTTGCCGCCTGCACCACTGACTGCCACAGTTCCTCCCCGGACAAGGTCTTCGAGGTAGGTTGTGGCTCGTCGGATGTTGCGGGCACTGTCGTCAGCTTCAGATATAGCTCGCTCAGTATCACGTAATGAGACCGACAGGAGGGCACTGATCCAGGACGGGCCAAGGCCAATTGCAGCCTGTCGCTCCGTAGTATATTGTCCTCCATCAGCGGCAGACCCAGGAAGCAGGACGTACCCCCCCTTGCCCCGTGTGTCGAGCCCCTCCCCAATTCTTTCAGCAGTGCTTGGAGCACTTCCTGCGAACCAAAGATGACGGCCCCCGGAGGGAGTGGATACGGTAAATGTTGTAGCCAGGCTACCATTTGTCTGCTCAAGCTTTCGTAGAGTTTCGGAACCATGTTTATATCCTTTATCATCTACATCCAGGACAAAATGTCCCGAAGCGGCAGGGGCACACCCTATGTTCGCCTCGGGACACTCGGACCACCACTTGTCAACCTGGGCCAAGTCGGTCGTGGCAGTCTTGAAGCCCCCGCTGTGCATGGGGACTTTCATATTTGGCACGCACGGGAATACGTGGAAACCGGCCTCGGCCCACTCCCGCGCAATGCGATGTTTTTCTGAGAAACTTCTTGACTTGGCCATGGGGTCATCCTATACAGGAAAGGAACTGGAGTTGTCAACGGAAATTGAAGGAGAGACAAATGTTCGGAGTTAAGCCAATCACAGTTTTCTGGTGGGGCTTCGCTTTCTCGATGGGTCTGTGGACTGCCGGTCTTGTTGAAAGTGGGCTGTCTGCTGCGATCATGCGTATTCTCTACAAAGTCGCGGAGTACAGCATTTGACGCACGCCACTCTCACCAAGGAACTCACTGCCGAACAAAGGATACGCGTTCTGGCACTGGATTTTGTGGCCTTGTTTCTGGACGATCTGGAACAGAGTGACGTGGTACCAATGATTCTCGCCGTCAGTAAGGCCCTCCAAACCGTAGAGACTTTCCCCCTTCCAAAGGCAGTAGAATAATGACAACGCGAATTGATGTAAAAGAGTTCCAAAAGTGGGCAACTAATGCCCTCCCGGGGGACCGGATCACTTACCGGACGGGCCGGAACACCCTTTCTGAAAGTCAGGACCCCTCTCTCGGTCTCGCAGGTCTCATGTACCGGGCACGATCTCTCAGTGATAACGGAACTGTCGCCCTCTTTCAGTCTACGGACGGGATGGGTTATTATGAATACATTGCGGTGCGGCTGAGTCCTCAGTCGTACAGATTTCTGGAGAAAATATCATGCAAGAACAAGAGCAAGCCCCTGTAAAACAGTCCCGCCCGGACCAGGCGCCATTTCCAGTCGGCCAAGGATACCAGGCGAAGCCAATCCCCCGAACGAAGCCTCCTACCAAGCACGAGGGTATGGTTATTCGATGGAAGGGCATGTCACACAAATTGAAAATTGTTTGCAAGACGGCCCAACGGACAATTGGAGAAGAGGAGGCGGAGCTTCCGGCACCGATTGCCTTCAAGAAAGTCCGGGCATCCCGGGCTCTCCGGGGTCGCCGCATTTCTGAACACAATGCCAAATGCACCGCTCTGGAGAAGAAGGCCAAGGATGGGAAACTCCAGAAGGAGGGTCTCCTGGCTATTGTCTCCGGTGACAAGCACGAGCCCTTCACTCTGAAACTCGGTCGCATCTCCAACGAGGGGTACAGTGGCGCCGAACTGCGGGCCATCCGTGCCGAGAAGGGTTGCGGGAGGCCACCTCATGCTCTGGCTTGAATGGTTAGCCTGGTTGTCTGTGATCCTCAGTATCTGGATGTATGGTTTCCAGGACTGGAAAGGACCTGTCTCGGGTATACTGGCGACGGCTCTGTTCCTTATGCTGGCCGGGTTTACAAACTCCTTTCCCATGACCGTAGTTAATATCATTATCATGGTCATACACGCCCGCAATTTAAGAAAATCGTTGCACACATGATCCTTGATTATGCCGAGAGTACCGGCGCCTTCTGTCTGTATGTCAATCGCGGTGACGCGGATCTTCGGGCACTTGTGGAAGGCTACGGGATGGACTATTCCCGACCGGCCTCAACTCCGGAGCGGGCGGTAGTCTTCACTCGTGAACCCTATGCCGCCGTGAACTTCATCAAACACGCCAACGACAGAGCCCGGACGAAACTCCAGGGCCTCTATGGTGAGATCCAGTCCTCCCGAGCCCTGACCAGTAACTTCAAAACGACCTATCCGGATACGGAAGAGTTTGCCCGAATTATTGGGTCGCCCTACTCCTTCCAGGGGGCCTTCGTTGAGTACTGTATGCGACGAAATGGCGCACTGGGGGGAGACGAGCCCGGCGTCGGCAAGACCGGGGAAGCCATACTCCTCGCGAACGAAATGAAGGCGAAGCGGGTCCTGGTGATCTGCCCGGCCAGTATCCGGCTCCAGTGGATGGACTGCGCCCGCCTCTGGTCCACCATGCCCGGTCGCCCTATAATGTACCCGATCATGAAGAGTTCCGACGGCGTCCACCCCACGGCGAACTGGACGTTTGTTTCGTTCGGCCTTGCGTGTTCCCGAGGGATCTATGATGCGTTGCGCAAGGGTAAATTCGACCTGATTATCATTGACGAGATCCATTTCCTGAAAAGCTCGGAAGCCCTGCGCACGAAGCATATCTTCGGAGGGACGATCTGGCACAAGGACCCCGAGGACCCGAACGATTGGTCGAAACGAACAGCAGAATTACTCGGCGGGCTGACTGAGAACTGCGGTTATGTCCTGGGCCTGAGTGGGACGCCCTTACCGAACAGACCGAAAGAATGCTATACTTTGGCCAAGAATATTTGCTGGGACAGTATCGACTGGCAGACCGAGACGGAGTTCCGCAACAAGTATAATCCTGCCGTGTACAATGGTCAGTACAAGAGAGAAGAGGCCGGGAGACTGTCGGAACTGAATGCCCGACTGCGGGCGAACTTTATGATCCGCCGGGGTCTTGACGAAGTGATGCCTCAGTTACCCAAGGCAAGCCACCAAGTTCAGCACATAGAAATCAATGGCGCGATCCGGAAGGCTCTGGAGGCGGAGCGGATGCTTGACATCGACCCCCATGAGCTGGACGGTCTGTCGGCCAGTGTCGATGGTCCTATCTCTACAGTCCGCATGATGATGGGTCTCGCCATGGCTCCTGGAGTGGCGCAGTATGTTGAAATGCTGCTCGGGAGTGGGGTAGACAAGATCTTTCTTTCGGGATGGCATAAAGAAGTGCTTGACATCTGGGAGAATAAACTCCATAAGTGGGGAGTAGCACGAGTTGATGGGTCAACGCCCGACGGTCAAAAGAACTTGGCGAAATTAGATTTTATCAATAACCCCAAAATGGGGGTCTTTCTCGCCAACTATATGTCCGGGGGCGTCGGCACTGACGGTTTACAGCACGTCTGTCATCGTGCAGTGCTCGGAGAAGTTTCCTGGGTGTCCGGAGAGAACGAACAAACGGTTCGACGTCTCCGAAGGAACGGACAGGAACTTTCGGTGCAAGCAGATTACATGATGGTGCGCGGATCATTTTCCGAGCGCGTGTTAGGATCAAGTCTTGAGAAGATGCAAGACATTCACGAAGCCCTGGACAAGGAGATATGAGCTATGGGTACTGTAACTAAAATTAAGGCTTCCTACAGTCAGAAAGTCGCGCCCCAGGGCACGTATGACAACAAGGAAGCGACTGCCGAAATTGAAGTGGCCTTCGATGACCTCGCGGACTTGAAAGTGGACAGCATCGGGATCGAACTCGATGAGGCCATGGGTCAGGCAAAGAGTGTCGTGCGTCAACACCTTGGTATCGAGAGTGCCCCGGAAAAAAAGTCGAATACGTCACCCCCGAGTACAGCTTCGAACGGTGGCAAAAGTTCGGATACGCGCCCCGTTAAAATGGAGGAAATCCCTGAAGAGGATCTTACTCCGGGCCAAAGGTCCGCCCGCACTCGTGCTCGTAACAAGCTCAAGAAAGCTGCTGAAGAGGCTGCCGCTGCTGCTGCGAATGCTGACCCGATGGCTGATGTCATGGGCGACACGAGTGCCCCTGCGGAACCTGAAGTCGAATTCAATATGGATGAAGACCTCAGTGACCCGGCTGAAGAAATCCTGGATGGTGACCTCCAGACTGCCATCAACCTCCGTCTCAAGCGGTTCAAGGACGACAACGACCCCGATGGTGTCGAGAAAGTCAAGGCCGCAATCCGGGCCTTCGCACCGGACGATGGTCCGTTCACGGTGAAGCAACTGCCCCAGGGCTCGCGTCGCAAGTTCCTGAACAAACTGGATGCTATGGAGTAGCACAATGGAGATCTCAGTCACAAAGGATGGAATGATCGTTGTCGGATCATCCGGGGGTATTTATGGCTCTACAAATGCCTTGACCCCCTCTGAGGCTGAGGATCTTGTCAAAAAACTCCGGGCGGCGATCAACACTGCCCGGAGTACCACTAAACACCAGCGAAAGAAATTGGGAGAGTACTGATGGCTGATGCATTGAAACAGCTCGCCGCTGATGTTCTGATTTCTGTCCTGTCTGAATACCAGGACCCGGAACATTGGGTATATGAAATTACGGATGAAGGCATCAAGATCCGAGCGTCCCAAAACAACTGGGCTTGCGACAGGGTGATCCCGTTTGGTGAATTTCAGTTCCGTAGGGACCGACCGGAACTCGTAATCCGACAGTACTGCAACCTCATTAGAAAAACACTACGTGCGGGAGCCATAAAAAATGACTGAAGAAATCCTCCCCGACCACACACGTCTCTCTGCCTCCGGCGCCGAACGGTGGATGGAGTGCCCGGCGTCGATCCAGATTGCCGAGATGTTTGGCCTTGAAGGCGAAGAGAGTTCCTATGCGGCAGAGGGTACTGCGGCCCATGAACTGGCTTCCACTTGCCTTGAAGACGGCACTGATGCCTGGGAGCACTTCGGGGAAACATTCTATGAACACGAAGTCAATGCGGACATGGTGGTTGCTGTTCAAGTCTACCTGGATTACTGCCGAGACCTCATGGCCAAGTTTCCCAAGGCGACTGTCCTGATCGAGAAACGTGTCGATAACAAGGCATTCCATCCGGACTTCGGTGGGACCTCGGATTTCACTCTAATTACTGACACTGCCATCTACGTCGTGGACTACAAGCACGGCGTTGGTATTGCCAAGGATGCCCTGGGAAATCCCCAGATCGAATACTACGCCCTCGGATCATATCTCGCACTGGAGGCCGACCGGCAAGAGGCGATACAACAGGCTTGTGTTGTCATTGTACAGCCTCGGGCCTTCCACCCCAAGGGGCCAATCCGGGATAGCTGGATATACCACGAGAACCTGATGCGGTGGGGAACTGAAAAACTCCTCCCTGCCATGGAAGCCGTCGATGACATCGGCCCAACACTCAAGTCCGGAGACCATTGTTTGTTCTGTCCGGCCAAAACAGGATGCCCAATCATGGCTGCAATGTTTGACGCCGCTGCAAAAGCGGACCTCGCGGATGCGAAGAACCTCTCTGACAAGGAACTCGGTCTGGAATACGAACGAGCCAGTCTGGTCTTGAAGTATGTCAAAGCTATCAAGGATATGTCCTACTCCCGGGCCATCAAGGGCGCTCATATCCCCGGTGGCAAGTTGGTCGAGAGCAAGGTTGACAGGGTACTGAATGAAGCCGGTGTAGAGAAAGCCCCGGAGCAATTTGGAGACGATGCCTACGTTGAAAAGAAACTCAAGTCCCCGGCACAGATTGAGAAGACCTGCGTCGGCGGACCGAAGTTCGTCTCGGAATACGCCCACAAGCCCAAGAAGGGTGGACTGACGTTCGTTCCGTTGTCTAACAGATCGGCAGCAATTTCTGTCGAGAAACCCGAAGAGAAATTCAAAGGAATAAAGGCATGAGAAAGACCGTTTATCTGGCTGGTCCTATCACCGGCACCAGTTACGAAGAGGCCACGAACGGCTGGCGAAAAGAGATCGCCGCGCAACTCGACGAGGAGGGCATTAGCTGCCTGTCCCCCATGCGGGGCTGTGAGCACCTCAAGGGCACGTCGAAGTTCACGAGCCTGGAGAAGGACTACGGGGTCAACCCGGTCACCACTGCTGCTGCTATCGTGGCCCGGGATCGGAATGATGTACGGACATGCGACCTCATGATTGTGAACTTCTTGGGTGCAACCCAACGGTCCCTGGGAACGGCGGTCGAGTTCGGGTGGGCAGACAGGTATGACAAGCCTATTATACTCATCATGGAAGACGAGGGAAATGTCCATGAGCACGTCATGCTCACGCACCTTGCGGGCTTCCGGGTTCGCACTCTTGAAGACGCCGTTCTTTTGGCCGAGCATATTCTGCTTCCCGGGACTTGACACTCAGGCCGGACAGGTCTAGGGTCCTCTCGTTGTCCAAGACACTCTGCGGACGTTAAATGCTCGAAGTGTGACTTTGGGGGTGGAGAGCAACTCCCACACAGATTGACCATATTGAAAGGAATTGACATGGCAGAACCCCTTGGAATTATTATGTTCGGGAAACTTGAACAAGCCCGAATTGTTTTCCCCAACTTATTCACCCCCAAGAAATTCAAACGCAACGGCAAGGAAAGCGGCGAGGCGAAATACAGTGCTTTGTTCATGTTCCCGAAGGATCATCCGGATCTGGCTGCAATCAAGACCCGCGCTGTCGAAGTTGCGAAGGCCAAGTGGCCGGGAGTGGACACAAAGTCCCTCAAGTTCCCCTTCTCGGACGGCAACGCCCAAAAGGCTAAGGCTGAAGCCGACAGCAAGGACGGTGCGTTCTACGAGGATATGATCCTCCTGAAGACTTCATCGAAGTTTGAGCCGGTGGTTCTGGACGCACGCAATGATCCACTCTCAGAAACTATCGACCAGAAGCTGGTGTACTCCGGCTGTTACGTTGCGGCGGAAGTGAACTTCGTTGCCTACGACCGCACCCAAGCGGATGGCAAAGACGGCGTGACCTGTTACCTCAATATCGTCTGCTATGTCCGCAAGGGTGAACGCATCGCCGGGCGCAATGCCGCTGAAGCCTTCCGGGGCATCCGTGGTCAGGCATCCAATGAAGACCCGACTGGTGGTGCCCTCGGTCTCGACGACGAGATCCCCTTCTAAACATCCCTCACCATGGATGACGCACTTGACGCCCGTCAGTGGGCAGAAGAAACTGGCAACGCATAATGGATGTGGTACAGCTCGCAAGGCCCCATAGACCGGTGTAGCCCAGGATCAACTGTAATAATCCCGAGTACGGGCGTCCTTTTCCCCCTTCCCTGGAGATTTCTCATGCCGACACGCTACAGTCTATTGAAGCGAATTCATTTTATGGAAATTGGTGTCACTCTCCGCCCCTTCAATTGGCAATTTTGGTTTTGGACGTCCACGCGCCAAATCGCTTTCAAATTTGGACCCTTTGGTGCGCATGTCTGGTACGCCGGGTATCCTGCATAATGGCCCATGTGACTGTTGATTTTGAGACAAAATCAGCTTGTGACTTGAACAAGTGCGGCGCCTCGGTCTATGCCCAGCACCCCTCAACAGATGCCACGTTTCTCGGTTACTCCTTCAACGGGGGTACACCGAAACTCTGGTCCGCCGGGAATTTCATGACCGGTGTCCTGCCTGACCCTCCCCCCGATGATCTGTTTGAATTTATCGAGAGTGAAGACCCCTTCGTTGTGGCCCACAATTGTCTCTTCGAGAAGATGATCTGGACGCACATCATGGAGAAGAGATACGGCTGGCCAAGTCGGTCGGAGTTCCGTTGGATGGACACGATGGCTGTCTGTGCCATGAAGGCGATACCCTTGAAGTTAGTGCGGGCCGGGCAAGTCCTCGATCTCCGCATCCAGAAAGACACTGCCGGTTCCCGGGCACTCCATCAGATCATGAAGCCCCAGAAGATGCCAAAGAAAAAGGAGCACAATCTTGTCCCTGATGAACATTGCGAAGAGGGCTTTGGCTGGAACAATGACCCGGAATTATACCGCATCACCGGGGAGTACTGTCGCACGGATGTACGAACCGAAGACGGGTTACTTGATCGTGTTCGAACTCTCTCCCGAGTGGAACAAGCAGTATGGGAACTTGACCAGGTCATTAATGAGCGAGGGGTCCGCTTCGACCTTGATTACGTCTCAGCATGTGAAGATCTTATACAGCAGGCGTGCGTACCCCTGGCCGAAAAGTTTGCGGAGATTACTGGTGGCCTTGCAGCAACACAAAGAGACAAAGTCCTCGCGTGGATAAGAGAGCGTCTTCCTCCAGTATACAGCGGCGCCATTGACGAGAATGATAATCTCGAAGTTCTGACAGCGGAAGAACAACTTCCCAATATGGTCAAGGACGTCGTCGAGGAGTTCATGCTCCGAGGAGACCTCCCCGAGGATGTCCGGTCGGCTATGGAACTCCGAAGCGACTTAACGTCTGCCAGCATCAAGAAAGTCGATGCGATGCGACGGTCCACCGACAAGGACGGGATCGCTGTCGGGATGCTTCAGTACCACGCCGCCGGGCCGGGTCGCTGGGGTGGGCGCCTCATTCAGCCGCAGAACTTCCCCCGGGGCGTCATCGGCAAGTACGACATCGCCACACTGATCGCAACCATCATGCACCGGGACGCAGAACTCCTGGCTACAATGTTCGGGAACTCGACAGTCAAAATACTGGCCTCCTCTCTCCGACATGGGATCATCGCCCGGCCCGGGAGGATCTTGTGTGCCGGTGACTTCTCTTCCATTGAAGCCCGGATCGTCCTGGCCCTCGCAGGGCAGCATGACCAGACTGAGTTGATGCGACAGGGCCTGGATATCTATAACGCCTTGGCCTCGACGATCTTTGGCTTTGAGGTGGACCGCAAGTCCGACGCCCACAAACTCGAAGGCCAAATGGGGAAGAGTGGGGTACTGGGTTGCGGGTTCCAGATGGGAGCACCCCGGTTCAAGGCCCAGGTCAAGGAACAGACCGGCATGGAAATTTCACTGGAAATGGCAGAAAAGGTCGTTAAGACATACCGCAAAGAGTTCGCGCCTCTGGTTCCGAAGCTCTGGTATGGTCTTCAGGACGCCGCCATACGCACCGTGTGGGACCGGACGCCCCACGAGGCCTTCGGGGTCACCTACGCCCTTCATGACGCCTGGCTGACGTGCCGCCTGCCTTCCGGGCGCCTCCTGTGGTACTTCAACCCCCAACAAGTCAAGAAAGCTGTCCCCTGGGATGAGAATGACATCAGAGAGGGCTTCACGTACCAGACTACAACGTCCGGGAAGTGGGTCACGAAGCACGCCTATGGTGGACTGCTGACCGAGAATGTGGTACAAGGTCTGGCCCGGGACTTGATGGTCAACAGCATGTTCAAGGTAGAATTCGAACTCGGTTACCCCCACATCCTCACAGTCCATGATGAGGAGATCACGGAGCCGGAAGAACACAGGGCCGACAAGAAGGCGATGGAAGAAGTTATGTGTGATGCCCCCCCCTGGGCTCGTGAACTAGGCATCCCCGTACAGGCGGAGTGCTGGATTGGAGAAAGGTACAGGAAATGAAGATACACATTGGAAGAAGTCGTAGGTATGATTTTGGTTTAGGGGTGAGCAACTCTTGCCGAGGAGTTAACAGGGCAATCATCTTTGAATTCCTGTTTTTCTGGGTTATGATCGACGGGTTTAAATGAAACTCATCGCAATCGACCTCGGCAAGTTCATCGGCGTCTTCAATGGGGAAGATGCCCACACGGAGTTTCTTGGTGATCCTCCTAAAGGCTGGGGTGCGGATGAGTTCCGGCCAAGGAGATTTGGGAATGCGATGCGTTTCCTGGACAGATACTTCTTGCAGGAAGGCCCGGACGTTGTCGCTTACGAGAAGCCCTTTAACCGGGGACTGGGGGCCACTCGCGCCGGATGGGGGTACGCCGGGATCATTGAGGCCCTGGCCGACCAATACCAGGCTGCAATCCTGGACCCGTCTAATCAGAAGATCCGGCAGTGGGCAACCGGAACCGGGAAGAAACAAGGGTCCAAGAACCCGATGATCGAACGGGCAAAAGAATTGACGGGTCTGGACCTGGACGAACACTCTGCCGATGCAGTCTGCATGTGGCACTACGTGAAAGCAACAATGGAGATAGGCTGATGAGATGCACAAAGAGTAAAGGAACGATAGTCAGTGACTTTGGGTGTTCCGGGCCTGTAGGCCTCACGCTAGGGAAATTGGGGCAAGCCCAAGTACTTTTGTTTGAAGAGAACGTCGATCTGATTAATTCGGATATTCGCATCCACGTTTCTTTAGTACAGTATACGGATCTTGAAAATCAGGCTTCAATAGGGCGCGCTTCATATAGCGATACGGGAATGCTCCAGCATATTGCCGGTTTTCGTATTGTGCTGGATAACGAGCTTGGTTTAGATGGGGATGAGAACCGAATTGTTCGGGCTTTGGGGCCCATAAATGAGGATGAATATTGTGAAATTCCTATACTCTGCGCCGAAAGATGAAACTTGTACTCATGAAGGAATATTGAACGATGACACCTGATGAAACAGCGGACCTTTGCAGGAAACACGGTACTATAGCGGCGGCTTCCCGGGCATCAGGTATCCCCCGGCGAACTATGGGCTACAGGAATTCGAAAGCGAAGAACCCTTTCCACAGGCGCGATGGCACCTTGTCTGTCTCAGAGCGATCCGGTAAGACCCCGGTGTCCGGTGCCGATGGGACCACGGAGCGTCGGGCCGCCCGGGACAGTGAGCGCATCCACCCCAAGAAAATGAAACGCATCGCCCGGCCCCGGTCCGGCGTCAAGAGATACCTCCTGACTTGCGCCCAGAACAACACAGAAATCCACCACGAATTCTGGAAGAACCTGCTGGTGTTTGCAGAGCACGTCGGCGCTAAAGTCCATGTCTCCCGGTTCACTTACGCCCTCAATGGTCCCTCTCCGCATCTCAGGAAGAGTGTGAAGGCGCAACAAGCCGAAATATCCTGGGCAAAGGAAGTCCTCCCGTACCTGTCTGAGGACCGCGTAGAGCTTGCAGGAGGGCTTGTCTGGTGTGCGGACCTGGACATACTCCCGACTGCTGTCCGGCCCTTGAGCGGCCTGGAGAGCTACACGGGGCGGGCTTCCGGCGTCTTCCCCCACCCCAAGATCTCCATGGAGCCGGTAGCGTCAGGGAAACACGAGGGCACGAAACATAATTACACCACCGGAACAGTCACTCAGCGCAATTACATCCAACGCAAGGCAGGCATGAAAGCCGAGTTCCATCACTGCTACGGCGCCCTCCTGGTCGAAGTCGATCACAAGGGCACCTGGTTCGTCCGGCAGATCAATGCCGACAGTGATGGCAGTTTCCAGGATCTCGACACTCGGGTCGCTGCTGGTCTCGTTACTGAGGGGCACCGCGTCGATAGCATCTATTGGGGGGATGGACACGCTGCTGAAGCGAATAAACCAATGGTGGCCCTCGCATTCGACAATGGGGGGATTAAAGATGCACTGCGGCCAAGAGCGGATTTCATTGGGGATGTCATCAGTTTCAAGAGCCGGTCTCACCACGACATGAAAGACCCACATGTCATGTATCAACGCAAGCAACAGGGCCTCGGCTGTGTTAAGACGGAGGTAGCGGGGGCGGCACTCTGGCTTAACAGGATGCTCCGGACTGATTGCCAGACTTATTCAGTTTACGGAAACCACGAGCGGCATCTTGGCCGATGGCTCAAGGAAGCTGATGCGAGGTTTGATCCTGTCAATGCCCTCTTCTGGTCTGAATTACAGGCAGCGACCTTCAAGCACATCCGGGACACAGATCTCTATCTTGAACCCAATTACCTTGAACTGGCAATAAAAACTGCTTATCCAAATAGCCGGGTTCTCGACCAGGTCAAATTCCTGATGGAGGATGAGATCACGATCCGTTGTGAGGAGCACGGTGGGGGTGTCCGGTGTGATATCCACGGCGACCGGGGGGCTAATGGCTCTCGGGGAACGCCGATGGGCTTCACCAAAATGGGACGTAAGGTCAACATCGGTGATAAACATTCTGCGGGCATTTGGGATGGCGTCCATGTCGCAGGCACATTCGAAGAGATTGACAACAACGACTGGACACGAGGCGATGGCTCCTGGTCTTATTCACACATCGTGCTTTATCCGAACGGGAAGCGCGCGATCATCACTTGTTACAATGGAAAATGGAGAGCATGATGGAAATGCCGAAGAGGGAATGCGTCTGCGGGACAACTTTTGGTAAAGGGCAACTTCCTATTGGGCATTCGTGTTGCGGAGGGGGATCGTCGGAACGTCTCTCGCATGGGATGTATCGCTGCCGCAGATGCGGGGAGGTGCATGACCCAGGAAAGCATGATGGTGGAAACTGCCAGTGGGCAGAGGGCGTAGAAGGCACAACAGATTTGTAAACAATGGAAAATGGAGAGCATGATGAAAACGAAATACTGTCACAGATGTCAAATGAGATATGACCCGAATGAAGGACATTCATGCCCTGACAGTATCCCGCCGGGTCAAAGAAAGTGTAATCAATGTGGCGCGAGACTTTATGACAGTCACGTCCACACATGCCCGAAGAAAGCCCGGGTGGGAAATTCTTGGACCGAGCAGGGTGAGATATACCGAACGAAGGGAACAGGGGACCAGAAGATAATACAGAGAGAGGGAATAGGAGGCTGGCAAGATATGGCACTCGACGTATCCCAACAAGCACTTAGCGGGTCTTCAGTTAAAAGTGCGATGCGCATTTGCGAGAACCGCCGAAAAGAGAAGGAGGAACCCACAGGATACTGCGCCCCTTCTGTTGGTCTCCCATCCGACGCCAAGGCCCGGAAGGCAATCCCCCTCTACAGTGGTTGCATCAATTACTTCCCTGATGCCTTGGCCGAGGTGGCTAAACTGTCCCGGATTGGGAACGAACAACACAACCCGGGCAAGCCTCTGCACTGGGACCGCAGCAAATCCGGTGACGAGCTGGATGCCCTCATGCGGCATATACTGGGCGCTGGAACCCTTGACACTGATGGTGTCCGGCACTCTACCAAGGTTGCCTGGCGTGCCCTGGCGAACCTCCAGAAGGAGATTGAGGGGGACAATGGCTCCTGTCGGTCCGATGGTACGAACTTGCAGAATGCGATTACTGCGGCTCTTGACAAAGACCACCCGGATAATGTATCCTGAGAGGATGCAAAACCTTGACACACCGACTAAAGTTGTACTGGATCTGGGAGCCTTCGGCACCATCGCCGCCTCTTTTGTGGGATGGCTCCCATCCTTCGCAGCCCTCCTCTCGGTAATCTGGATATCAATTCAGATCTGGGAGAGTAAGACTTTCGGTAAATTGCGCACAAAATTTCGGAGAAAGAAATGATTACCTACAAGGACGCCGCCCGCATTATCATCATGGATCTGGAGGGCGGTAGCAAGGTCATCACAGACAGCGGTGGTCTTACGAAGTACGGGGTTTCTCAGAAGGCTTACCCGGATCTCGATATCAAGAACCTTTCATATGAAGAAGCCGAAGCAATTTTTGTGAAAAAATATTGGCTGGAAGTCAAGGCGCCCCTACTCCCCTCCCCCCTCAATATCTACGTCGTGGACATGGCATACAATGCCGGTCCCAGGACGGCGATGAAGCTCCTCCAGAAGGCTCTGGGAAATGTCGCGGTCGATGGTCGATGGGGGCCAAGGACACAGGCGGCAGTGATGCGGTATGACGTCGATGAGCTGTGTGTCCTCTTCAATTCAGAACGTGTCCGGAGTTACGTCGGGATGCGGAACTATGACAAGTATGGCGCCGGGTGGATCAATCGGGTCTTCCGGCTTGTTGGGCACGTGGAGGATTTTAAGTCCCGGGACATCCAGGAGAAGCTGGCCAGGTCTCTCACGTACCTGTCAGAAGAACAACGGGAAAAAACGATGCGGAGGTTCAGATAATGTTCACAGCAATAGCAGGCATCATATCAGGTCTTGGTGGTCAATGGATGGAGAACCGGCGACAGGTCTCTGTGGCGAAGCACGAACAGAAACTTGCCAAGATTACTCACATCAGTGACTGGGAGACCGAGCAAGCGAAGTCCGGACAGAATTCCTGGAAGGATGAGTTCGTCACGATCTTCATGGCCGCCCCGTATGGGGTCCTGTTTATCGCCGCCCTCTTTGATAAACCCGATGTCATTGACCGAGTAGACTATGCTTTTGAGGTGATGGGCAAGACGCCGGACTGGTTCCACTGGACTTTCGTGACAGTGATGCTCGCCGCCGTTGGCGTCCGGGCAACTAAAGCATTTCTCAAACGGAAATAATTAAATTCTCTGGGAGTTCTCAACCTGGGTATATGCTGCCCGGGAATACACACCTGAGTTCAGTGTGTCCGACAAGGCCGTCAGTTCCACAACTTGACCCTGACCAACGATCTGTCCCCGTATTGTCCCATCGCTTGTTCTGTTTGTTACTCCGGTATCGAAGGCTTCTTCGAAGACAATCGTTTGCATTCCTTCATTGTCCAGAAGTTCATGCAGGTACACCCGAGCGGTGATGAGGGGTTTAGCACCTCCGGCGAGCTTGGTTCCGATCAAATCAAATGTCCACACCACACTCCCAAACCCTACTGGCATCGCTACAAAAACTTGTTGTGTTGATCCATACCCGGCTGGCGTCCTGGCTTGTAATGTCCCGGTGATCGTTGCTGTTGCGTCAATGTCCCCGTGGTTTAATTTGTTGGACCCGGCACTGACATGGATCATTCGATTGATAACCCAAAATTTATTTAAAGTAAGAACTGGTGTTGTCCCGTTGAGCACGACGATCTCCGTCATTAATTCAAAGTTCTCATCAACACCAATAATGGCTACTGCCCGAGAACCAGTCCCTCCTGCGATGTCATTCACATCTGTTGAAACGATTGACATGATCTCCCCGGTGCTGAGGAACTGGACGCGCCCCGCTGGAGCCCACACTGTTTCGAAAGCAACATTACCCAGATTGTCATTAAAGCCAAATTTCCGTTCGTGCGTCCGACCAGGTATGTTCCCCAAGGCAATTTCCAGTGTCGCGTCCATGGCGACTAACGGATTGCCCCGGTTATCATAGGGCTGGATCGCGTTTGTGTCGAATGCTTTTGTCTGTGTCATGATTGTTCTATCCTCATGGCTATTATACGAAGTACGCGACGGTTCCGATCATTATCTCATTACCCGAAAAAACTGAGATATCCATTTGCGATATGCTAGTCGCTGACAAACCTGCAAGGCGTATATGCGTACCAGCGCCATCAACTATGGTGCTTATAGGAGGACCACTCGCAAAGTTAATAGCCGTTCCGATGCCCCCGGATGTAACTTGTTGAGCCGCGGTAAATGGAAGCCCCGTAATGATAACCGCGCCAGTGCCCGGACCAATTGTAATTGAGGCAAGCCTCAAATCAAACTGAGCAAAAACAAGGTTTCCCACCTTCACAAAGGTGCCATCTGCCACGGAGGTAGTGAACGACGTTATCCCTCCTCCGCCTTGGGCGTCAAGGCCTGGGGTCCATGTCCCCGACCCTTGATAATCGTCGAGTAAGTTTTTTGCAGCTACGCCGCCGAGCTTGATACCTGTCTCTGCGACAACGGTTTTCGCGAAAAGGTCATCAAGGCCTTTGCTTATTGTCATGTCATGACCTCGTAATACTGGCCAGGTTGCCCTGCCAGTCAATTGTGGTGGCTGCCTCACCAGTGACGCGCACCCGGATGGTGTCGGCTGTGTCGTCGATATCAACATCAATATCCCAATCGGCGACGCCGGGGCTGTCTGCCTCGTCTCTTGCAATATCCACTATAAACCCGTTGAGCCTTGTTGTCCCTCCTGTGTTGGACGCACTGCCAAGAACCTTGAAGGCGAGGGACTTTTCGTTTCCAGGCTCTATGGCCATACCAAACACTTCAATTGCGACAGCCTCGCCCGAGCCTACATCAACAGTCAGGAGGTCGGTGACTGTAGCGTCAGTCGTCTGTACACTGTGTTCAACAATGGCGGCGGCGTTGATTTTCCGTATGTAAACGTCAGAATATACTTCCGTTCTGCCGTCGTTTGATCTGTTCCCAAACCCTATTGATGCTGTGGCATTGTTGAAGTACTGTCTTAACTCGAAGTCTTTTTCTGACGTTATTGTGAACTGCCCACGCACAAGGGCCGGGAGTGCCGTAGTATCGGACTGACCCGAATACTCGACGGAGCCTAAAAGCTCAACAGCGGCATCTGTCACGTTATACAAGATCGCCCGGGTTTGATTGGAGCGCATTGCTATCCCCCACGCATCAATCAAGTATGTTCCCGCAGGGAGGGTTATCTGGTTTGACGACAGGGAAGCCCCGGACAGGGTGTTGGTGACCACAGTATTCAGTGTTCGGATATTGTCACCGGATGAGGATGATCCCCCGTGCGTTCCAGTCGCTTTTTCGTCCCGCACATGGATGACCTCATTCGTCTCAAGAAAGTCGCCCCCGCCACCAGCCGCTGCTGCCCACTTCAGCCCAGTCGCCTCTGCGGCGTCCGCTGTGAGCACTTCCCCGTCGGCGCCAACAGCCAGGCGCTGGTCGTCCGTGTCGTATGTAAAGACGTCCCCCTTTGTTGTCAGAGGGGATGCACCCCCGCCTGCCGCGTTCAAGGTAGTTCCAGTTATGGACAGGTTTGTGCCGAGGGTCAGTTCCACGTAGTTTGCACCGGACCCTGACGCACCACTACCTACCAACTTTGAATTGGCCGCAGCTACCTGAATTTTTGCGAGGGTGATGCTATCGTCATTGACATCGGCGGCGAGTGACCCGGCGCCATCGTCGTATGTGAAGTTGATTGTCGTTGTGTTAACGACCATAGTACCGACGGTGTCTTCGACAAACTCTGGTATCACGTCTACTTGAATTGTCCCAGCCGGGTCATCATACGTCATCGTTGCCGAGGATGTATCCGTCAGCATGCCCCCGACAAGATCTTGTATGTTCTCCTCAGTCAGGTTCAGGAAACCGAGGACGTCAGAGATATCCAGCATTTCTGCTTGCCCGTCTCCAGCCGACAGGCGACCGACGAGAGTGCTCTCCCGTAAAGGCGTTCGTATACCTCGTATTGACCGGCCTGCCCGGTTACCCGCTGTCATTAGGCTACCAGTCTCCCTGAGAAGAATGTACGCGGTGCCGCATCGCCGTCGATGTCAACAGCAAGGGAACCGCCACCTACCGTTAAACGCACAAATGCAGTATCCGCAGCGTCCATGTCCGCACCGGCCATAGACCAGTTCAAAGTCGTCACGCCAGAAACATTGTCTGCCCCGGCGATATTTATGAGCTGATACGTTCGATTGCTGGTTACGAGTTCCACCAAAATACTAGTTATGCCACCAACGGACAGCAACGAGATCGCGCCACTGAAGTCATGAAGACCCGTGGCCCGGGCTGTGAAGATCCCGGTCGCAGGGACATAGTCACCCCCTCGGTCATGGACTTCCGTGTTGAACAACATCGTGTATGCAGTCCCGTCGCCTGTCACATTGAGAATGTCAGAGTTTGCGATTGCCAGGAAAGCGGAGTTTGATGGCAGTGTAATGTTTCCGTCAGCGTCAACAATAAGACGGGACACACCATTGGTTACCAGTGCGAACTTGTTCGCTGCTATGCGGAAGAGGCCAGTGTCAGTATCATCCGCAAACGCAACACTCGGTGTACCCACCAGTCCGTCTGCGACCTTCACAAGGAGATCGACAGCGACTTCAGCCATTGATCGACTGGCGTATGCTCCGGCCTTGGTCTGGATGATGTCGTCGTTGTCCGGGGTCAGTGCGGCAATCTCAGCGAGACCGGCATCGAGCATTCCGAGATCTGCCTGAACTACGGCCAAGTCTCTCATCTCCGGCTGGCCGGTCGTAGCGTTGAAGTACAGATACTTATCAGTCCGGGCGGTGGCCCCGAGAAGGGCGTCCACTGATGCGTCCGTGCGTGGCACTTGGATGCACATTGCGATGCGGTCCTGGAGATCCTGGATGTTGATCGTGTTCCTGTCCAGTCCTTCCTCAATAGACGAGCCGAATAACGACCCGCCGTTTGTGATGTCAGCCGTTTGCGTCAATGGGGCCGCCGGGTAAATCAGCACCGTGAAGTCCACAGCCGGGATTGTCGTGAAAGTGACAGACGGGATACTGTTCACGAAGGCAACTGTATAGTCCGTATTCAGAACTTGTTCGACTATCGAGAGATCACTGTCGTCGATGAGGACAACGCTTATGTCTGCTTCGTTCTTCGCTGAGAAAAGAGCGGTGAATGTCGGGGTCGTTCCATCCCCGGCGTTTGTAGATCTCAATCCTGCTGCTACTGTCATGTCGTGTTCCTTTTATGTGTCTTAGCGCATAAGCTCTCGTTATGTCTCTTGGCGCAGTCTACTGTTCTTCCCCGGCTTCTTCCTGGAGTACCTTAGCTAGTTTCCGCGCTTCTGTAAAGGCGTCGTTCATTGCCCCTGTTATTGCGATGATCTGTAGGTTAAGTGCGTCTGTCTGTTGTCTTTTCTCATCAGCAAAATGCTTGTCAAGTTGCCTTTTTTCAGCCCGCGTTGATCCCTCTGGATACAGCGGGGGCATCATTGCTATACCCCGGGACACGTTGTAGAGGTTGCTCACTGACCTGACCTGGTCGTCGAGATCAATAGTCATGTGCCCGTATGCACTGAACAAATTGATCGCCTCATCGAAACGACCCTCCTTTTGCAGCGAAACGATAGACCCGCTTATCTGATTTATTTTGTCAACATTCCTGAAGAACTGGTCCACTTGCCCCCTGCCGTCCGCATGTCGGAACCAGAAACTGCGGAGCAAAGGTATGTTCGTATCCGTTGGTCGAACTTGATTAGGAAGCACGCCAATGTCTTGTAGCGCCCCGTCAACTAATCGCAATGCCGCGATGCCTATAGTGCCAGTCCACTGTTGTACGATGTGTTCTACCGCTTTCGGTGTGCGGAACCTTTCTCCGAGGGGTTGCCCCAGGGCGCCGAGCAACTTCGCCATTTTCTTTGCGATCTCTGTTGTGTACGGAGTATACCGATATTCCGGTAACGCATTTTTCTCAAGCCATGTGCCCACAAGCTGCTTGTTCGTGAACCAACTATGATTTGAAGAGATTTCGAGGAAAGGAATGGTAACTCTTGGGATCGCTGTCTTGAGCGGCCCGCTGACAACTTCCTCAAATAATTTTTCTTTGATCTCGTCAATGGCTTCCGGGTCATCTTCCACAAAAGCCTCCAGCATTTTGATCGGGACATACCCGAACAGTACCCCGAACACAGGGGGCATGGGAGGCGTGAATACTTTGGGGTCTTCTTCTGTACCGCCATACCGGAATTGGAAAAACATGGCTTTCTCCCACTCCTCCAGGTTCTTGTACCAGTCCTCATCCCTGCTTGATAACCACGTCAGAATTGCCGGGAGAGTTATAGACGCGAGACCAAACATAAACGTCCGCCGTGGGTGATTTTTGAATGCAGCATACGTCCTGTCGAGACCGTTAATGTAGGCGCCAAGGAAAGATGAGTGGATATTCAACCCCCGTATCCGAGCGCCCATTTTACCGCTGAAGTCCAGATTTATATCCCGGCCTCTTAAAGCTGCTACCTGTTTGGCCGTCGCTATATCCAGTGGGCCTTCTGGCACCTTTCCTTTGAGGGATCTGCTAAATTGTCCTGACCGAGTTGCATTATCCAGGAATGTTGCTGCGAAAGAAGCGTACCTCCAGGGGGTGATTGCAGTGTTCCATGCAGATCGCACGGTATGTTCTCCAACTGCGGCGTCTTCGAGTATCCCCCGACTGAGCACGTTTTTATCCGCATCAAGTAATGCGGCGTTCATGCCTCCTTCCATAATCTGCTGGGCAAATTTCTTGCTCCTTTCAGGACCCAGAGCAATCATAGCGCCACCGATTGCCGCGTCAATAACGGGTACGGTCTTAAAAGCGTTAATTAGCGGAGCGGACATCTGGTCCCGAATAGTGGCTCTAGTCATGAAATCTACAGTAAGAACCGTACCAGACCTCATCAGCGTCGCAGGAACAGCCAAAGCCCGGAGTACCGCACTCTGAGAACCCGCGTCTAAAGACATTAAGGAACGGACAAGATTGGGATCGTCCGCCCGGTATCGAATAGGATCACCTCCTTCATATACAATAAACTCATCGGGATCAAGGAATTTGGTAAGTGTGTTGTACGCCGCGAAGTCCGGTGCATCAGATGGGTCCATGCCATTGTCGTCCAGAAATGCTTTGAACTCGGCATCAAGTCCCAAGTCCCGGATCTTAATAGTCATCGGCCCAATGCGAGTGATGAACTGATTTTCCGGGGATAACTTGTCATTAAATGTAACGAAACGTGTCCTCGCCTGGTTGTTCATAGCGAGTTGAGTGAGAGAGTAACGGTTCTTTATCATACTCTCGAAAATATTCCGTATCGGGATATCTTTTTTCGTGCCCTTAAATTTCTTCACTGCATTCCGGACAGGGATACCCCGTGAAGTCGTTCCCGCCGGGCCTCTGCCGCCTTCGAACATCAATCGGAACCATGGAACAAAGTCCTTATTCAGATCAATAATACTGTCTGCCCTCTTCTGATTGAGCATACCACTGTCAACAAGAAGGGAGATCGCTGAGTTTTGCCAAATTTGGATTTCTTTACTCGCTTTCACAAAAGCGGGCTTCGCGTCGCCTACCGGAACAAGTACTTTCGCGGCATCCGTCGGCATACCAGTGTCAAACCCCTGGCCTTCTTTTTCCAGAGTGCGTCTGGATACCAGGTAATTGTTAAAAGCACTCCGGTCTGCTTTTGGTATCTGGTCAAGAATTTCTGTCAATCCTGGGCCAATTTTCTCGCCTGCGTCATTGAAAATCCCGACTTTCAGTTCCAGGTCCGCCCGGCCATGCGCTCCATAGGCCAGTCTCACTAACTGACCCGGGTTTTGTTCAATAGACAGCTTATTCCCGGTCTCGGAACGGAAGGCCCTCTCCGGGATCACTACCGCAAATTGGAGATCCGTCACAAAATCGTACCGAAAATCGTCTATCCAGTACATTTTTCTCTTTTCCCTCGCTGTCATCTCAGACATTTTCAACTGCGCTTGTGCGACAGTTAGTGGGGCCTCTCCTTCAGGAGTATCCTTCGGGGGGTCCTTTGGCGCGGGCGCATCTAACTCCAGGCCGTTCGCTCTTTGCATCGCCGCTTCTGCGTCGCTTACCACGACAAGTTCTTTCGAGGGACTGGCTACCTTTTTCGGGAGTGGTACCCCAGGAGTTCCAGGCTTCGCGGCTGCAACTGCCTGCGATTGGGCTGAAGATGTTGGGTCGATGTCCTTGATATTCAAGGGGTCGATATCCGGGTGATTGATCGTAATGGTCTCAACGTCCGTGCCCCCGAGGGTATCTACCACGTTAACGTCCATCTCCGCCCGTTGAGGAGAGATCTGGTCCTCGCCGGTAAGAAGCTCCTGCCGCAAGACAGGGTCGTCCTGTGCCCTCTTGGCGACGTCTATGGGGCTCTCCCCAGTGCGTCGATAGATGTCTCTGACCCGCTTCTCGATATCCTTGAACAGTTTCTCTTCCGCCGTTCTAGTCAAACGCCCGGTCTTCGTTGCCCGGCGGAAGGCTACTTCCCCGCTCTTAAAGGCCACGATAGGTCCGACGGCCAGAGCAAAATCTCGTTGGGTCGGGAAGCGCCCTTCCATGCCCGCAATAAAGGTTGCCGCAGCAGTCACCTCGGAGGAAGTAACTACCAGTTCTCTCGCAATAGTGGAACTTACTGGCCCGGTAAAGCCCCGGGCAACTGGACCCACGACACCCAGAGCCCCTTCAATCACCGCCGCTTTCCCTGCTTCTTTAAGGACCTCTTTACTCATCGCAGCCGTAACCATCCCCGTGAGAAATTCTCTCGGACCAACATCTCGACCCTCGTTGTCTTCATAGAAGTCCATGTAAGCCAGTCGAAGGTCTTCGGCAACGAAACCCGCCGCAGCCCCGCCAGCGACGCCCGCGCCTACTACTGCGGTGATACCAGCGCCCACCGGGCCGAAAAGAGCACCTACGGGCGCAGAAGCAACTGCACCAACTTTGGCACCGGTTATGAATGCCGGGAGGGACACGGGAATGTCCCCGACCGCTTGAGCCAGGGAAAAAAGGATCATATCAGTCAGATCCTCTTCTTCACCCGGCGCGAAATCCGGGAGTTCTCCCCGTGTCGAAAGACCGGTGAGAGAATGTTGATATCCGGATATGATTGCTTCCTTGGCCGTAAGGTCCCTTTCTTCGGCAGGATCACCGGCTTCACCCGCGTCCTCAAGGGGCACTGCGTTCATACGATTTGCTACGGACTGGAAGTTCGCGGGACCAAGGCCAAAGTAATTGTCGATCTCTACTGGGCTCGCGCCCTTTTCAGACAGTTCCTTACGAGTGCTTTCCTCATAGCCTGCAAGCTCCTCCTCAGAAGCGCCCAGAGCCCGAAGTCTCCGTATCTCTTCCGCGCCAATTGTCATTATTCATTATCCTCCAGAAGTTTCTTCAATTGCTCCGGGGTTCTGACCCCCTCTGCCGGTGTCTGCGTGTCCTCGAATTTGATGCCTGGAGTGACAACATCCATCCCCTGCATGATCCGGATCATATCTTCCAAGGCTTCGCGGGGTGATCTCTTGAAACGCTCTAACTCTTTCATAATCGGTCCGTCATCGGCCCAGCGTTCCGCGACAGGGACATCCTCGTCCTCAAGTTTCTGTTCCATTTGCCACGCAAATTTCTCAAAGTTAAAGAGCCTCTTCGCGCCCTCCGGGTCGAGAATTGCCACGTTCGGCTGAGTGCGAAGTTCTATCCTCGCTCTCTCAAGGCCACCGGCCATAAAAGCGTTCCGCATTTTCCCTTCGGGACTGTCCTCGTTTTCCAGGAAATTAACAAGCTGATTATACGCAGTCGGGGACAGGCCGTTTCCAAAAAAAGAGCCGAGCATCTCACGGGTTGTCCTAGCGGGATCGTCCTTTTCAAGGCGGGCGCCTATCGCGAGCCTTCGGAACAATTCGCCATTCGTCTCTAGGGCTTTTCCGCTTTTATTCGCCGCGTTTCCCGATTGGACCATACTGACCAATATTCGTTTGAGCGGAAAACCCTCTGGTGTGTCAAGTTCTGGAGCACGAAGAATATCAAGCACCGTATCAGGAGTAGGCGCAAACTCACCTTTCGAATTAACCATAGCTTCAAATATGTCATTAGATACCGTTGTTGCTTCAGCCGTCCGAACACGTCTGCCCTCAACTTCCAGGGCTGTTTCCGCAGCCCTCGCCGTAGAGAGAAGACTTGCTATCTCGACCCGGTCAAGATACTCATTATACAAACCACTCTTTTCAAGTTCTTTTAGTGACCCGGGGCTTCGCTCTATAACTGCGAAAGCCTGAGCCATAGCAAGTTTCTTCCGGCTCTTACTCCGCAGTTTCAGCATATTACTCCGGGTGAGATCCCCCCGATTGACCATATCCTCAAGCATAATATCGTTGAGTTCAATTATTCCATCCAGAGCCGCCGGGTCCGCACTAATAGTATTCGTCAGTTGGTTCAGTACTGTCTCATAACTGAGGACTGCGGCCTGCCCAGCCAGATCAGCCTGGCCCTTTGCCGTCGTCGAAATAAAATGACCCGTGATGCCCGCCCGTAAGCGAGATGCGTGGGCTTGCGCGTCTCTCGTTGTTGCCAGTTCACTGAGCGCGTCCATCCGATCACTGACGTCTTCATCAAGAAACCGTTGAGACAGACCAGTGTCCGTTAACTCGGCCTTACCCAGCTTGACCATCCAAGCATTCGTGAGTTCGGCCTGATCCGTCGCGGCCTGGGCATTGATCGCCGTTATGTCATTCTGCGTGGCCCGGGCTTCTAACTTAGCTCCCAGGTCCCCCACAGCCCGGCTCAAGTCCCCGACTGCCTGGCCTACCAAAGCCCCTTGCTGGGCAGCGGTGGCTGTCGGCTGAGGTACTCGTGGCGTTGCGCCTGTTGTTCTGATGTTCCCCATGAGTTATCCTTTTTTCGGAAGCAGAGAAGCAATTGGTCCAACGGCGCCAAGAAGTGACGCGGCTCCGCCGATGTTACCCGCAGCCTTCGCGGAGGACGATCCCAGGCGGGCAGCCTCGGCTTCCATTTTTGTGACGGACTGGATACTCTGGAGTTCGAACTCAGCATCCCGTGCGGCCTCTCGTAGAAGGTCACCCGCAGAGCCACCGAGAGTTAGCCCTGCCCCGGCAATATCTGCTTTTGTCGCTCCGATGCCTTTGATGAACTTCCGTTCACTGAGGATACTCTCAATCTCGCCGCGCTTTTCGATGGCCTTCGCATTTAACTTGAAAGCCTTCTCCTGCGCCTTGGCACTCTTTTTCTTACCGAAGGCCCCGAGGAGGGAACTCCCGATACTCACGACTGCCGCAACTGTGGCTAAAGCTACCATTATCTGTCACTCACCTTTAAAAAACCACCGATACTGAGAATAGTTCCCGGGGCCGGTCTGGGCTGTTCCCAGGCGATCATACTGTCAAAGTCATACCGAGCGTTCAAAGCACCCTCATAAACCCCGGAAAACAGAGGCCGACGACCGCTGTCATCTGTAGCATCATCTCCCGGGTGCGTCAAGAAGTTAGGTGTCATATCCTCAAAGTTCGTTCCAAACTGGATCTGGCCGGTGCGATGAGTATGGACAGCGAATTGGTCAATCCGGCGCGTTTTACCCAGCATCGGACCATTTCTGCCGCCCTCTTGAGGCCGGAGTATTTGGCCGCGACTTGAATAATTGAGGCCAACAACTGCGTCGAACCCTCGATTTAAGGCTTGCTGCTGGATCAAACCATCAAGAGCCACTGTCAATGTCCCAAAACCTGCGACAATAGCCCGGGGGGAGACTGGAACGCTCCCTGAGTTATACCACATCAGAAACTCGATCCGCCCGGTACTCCGGTCCCACTGAACCGTCACGTCCTGCATCAAGTTGTTCGCATTCGCCACTCCCAATTGAGCATTCATGTCAAAGAGGGAACCCTCCAGGTTCTCCAACTGCGTCGCAGTGCCTGTAACGGGGCTCCATTGGAACACCCTCAAGCCCATGTACGTTCCGGTCGGGTCAACCGTGTCATCACTGTAGTAGACCTTGGGGAAAAAGATCAGCCAGGGTTTCAAAGCATCATCCGGATCTGTGGGGTACACAGATGGGTTGAAGTAGTCATCCGCTGCGCTGTTGCGGTCACCAAACCGGTCAAATCCAGCATCCGCAAATGGGACGAGAGCGGTCGCTGAGGCATCACGGAAACGACCATTAAAAAGTTGACTATCTCCTATCGCCCCGGAAACGCCATCATCCGGGGTGTAAAGAACAGCTACAAGATACCCATCCGGATTTGCCGTAGCCGTCGCGAGGGAAAACGCAGTGCTCCTGGAGAAGGACCCGGCGATATCCGATTGGGCGAAGTCTCTGTTCATGTGCATCATGATGTAAACAGCAGGAGTTCCTCCGGCCCGAGTAGGGACAATTGAAACTCTGTTCTGCATAGGGATGTCTATGGATACTCCAGTAAAAGTCGGGTCTAACAACTCATCTCCCCACTCATCAATGCTCTCCAGTCTCGTTGACCAGGATGTCGTTGAAGTGCTCTCCCAGGGGATAAACTGACCGAGCATTTCCGCAACAGAAGGTATACGGAGCACTTTCGTTGCCCTCGTTGTTACCGCGAATACCATGAGCATGTCGTTTGTCAATGTGTTGGTCCCATTACCAAGGAAACCAACGCCAATTATCATATTTGTACCTGACGGGGGAGGCGTTACTACAACACTCGGAACAGTGTCAGCATACGCACCGACCAACTCAACTGCTCCAGAGCTATTGATTTTCCAATACATTGTGGCAATAACTTCTGCGGGCGACAAGCCCGCTGGCAATCCGAAGTTAACGACCGTTATGATATATTTCGTTCCTGTCACTGCGAATACGGATGTAGTCATTGACGCCTGCTCAAAACGGCCTGTCGGGTCGATCCCAGATGCCTGGGCAGCGGTATGGAGTATCGCGTTGGAGAAAACCTGCGTTGCTGTTCCCGTGGCCCGGTCAACGATATGACGATTGGAGATGTAATATGTATTCCCGTCTTCTCCGAGAACATACCCGCCCCCATTCGGGGTCGGACTAACCACAGTAGCCTGAGCACTCACAAAATCAGGGGTGAAGTCACGAGTGTATTCGTCAATAAACCAGATGTCATTGTCGCTGTCATTGTAGATCAGAGAAGCATCCGGAAGGAGAAGGGCCTCCGGGGGAACCTGAACTGTCACCTGACCTCCGGAAACCGTTCCTGTTCCGAGATCAACATCCTTGAATACGACGTCTACAGTGTTTCCTTCCAAATGCCAAAGACCATAAAAGGTATACTGATTATCCCCTGTTTTATTCCAGGTAGACGAGAAACCCTCACTATCATAGCCCACGCCACTGTCTACAAAAAACTCTTCCAGCTCAATTCGACTTGCGTCAAAAAGACGAGACAGAATTTCAACGCTGTAAAAGCCATTACGCTCAACACAGACCCATAAGGTCTCTTCCAGACTTTCGTCAATATCAGACTTCGGCAGGGTGGCTATCGACAGGACTTTCCCCAACGTCGCCGTCTGATCCGGATCAAGCCAATACGTCAAATCCTGGTCATGCCAGCCCGTCTGTTCCCCGTCAATGTCCCTGCGGAAAGATACGCCAACAAGTCGCTGGTCGTTCGTCCGGCCCCAAATTATCGGGACGGGTGAATTAGAGTACTGGATTTCGGCCAAACCTTCTGTAATGAGATGGTCCCCAGTGCGGGAGGCTATCTTTATGTCATATCCGCTTTCGTACCGGCGGATCTCAACGAGTTGCCTCTCCAGAGCGTCTACAAATACCGTGGACCGGTTAACGAGGACAGCCTGCGTATCCGAGGAGCCAGACCGTGTTTTCCGTCGGGCCTGGATGCTCGTAGGCGTGATCGGGTCATCGAGCGAGGACGCCTGAATGCTCCAGATACCCTCTTCAGCACCCCCAAGGAGGCCAGTATCATCCGCTGCCAGCCAATTGAGCCGGTTGCGCTTTTCGCTATCAAAGATCACCGCGACCGCGTTGCTGTCTGCTACCGTACCATCCACCGCCGTAGGGGCGAAAGAAAAGACGCTTTTCGTGAGTTGATTTTCAATGATCTCGGAACCATCTACCCGTCCAGTCTCCGCGTCAGAGCAAAGCCACAGGCGCCCCTCATGCCGAACACCATGGACCGGGTGGCCCGTAGTATCAGAGAAGAGGCCCAGACGCCAGGATGTAACTGCGGAAGTATCCGTGAGATCCTCCCCACTGACTGTGGCAGTGATTGACGTCGTAGACGCATGAGCGGTTATAGTGAGCCAGGTCCAGTTCGATGCACTGTCCAGCATACGGATCAGTCGTCCGATGTCGGTCACCAGAAAACCTTGGCCCCCGTTAATTCCGGTTATAGCAGACGCAGTGATTGTGATGGACCCGGACGTCCCGGAGGGCGTCAGTGTCGTCGCTGTGAGGTTCAGATCCAGGTACGGTCCGTCTTCAAATGTAACTGTTGAAAGAGCCAAATCTTCATCAATCAGTCTTATTTCATGGGACGTATGGAACAGATACAAGAAGTCCGCATCCTGAGTATATTTGACGTCATCTACCTGCGACACTGTCCAGGGTCCGGTAAGTTGACGGATTTTTAAAACCTGACCACCCTGCCAATCAATCAAAGACCCGTCCACGTCTCCGGAACGGGAGCCCTCGTGCTCAATGGAAAATGTCGTAGTCGTCAGCACAGTGATCTTGAAGAGGCTGTTCACAAGAGACACATCACCGGTCAAACCGACTTCTGTTCCAAAAACAAAACGAACGATATCACCAGTGGAATAATCATGTACCGCCGCAGTCTCAACGACAGCAGGGGTGGCGCTGGAAATGGTGTCCACAGTCTCAAGGTCTGCCGGGAGACCGAAAGGTACTCCGGCCTGGAAGAACTGAACCACGGTCGGGAGAAGGGTCACAAGAGTTGAAACACCCGCATCCGTGACGTAGGGCATCAGGTTGACTGCTGCCGTCGCACCCCCCTGGAGAGCGTCCACAGTGGAAGAGAACCGGGTTCCGGATCTCCGTGTGCAGGGACCTTCATCAAGGGGATAATAGTTCAGGCAGCGGTTCATCGCGCCATAGTAATCATCTCTGTCCGACCGACCTTGCGATGTCGGAGACCACTCACCAAAACGGAATGAGGTTTGTTCAAAACTGGACCGGACCATTACCAATCCCCCCGGAGTGTCCCATCAGACCGCACTGTTTCCCAGCTATCGCGCTGAGGCATCGTCGGGGCCTTTTCGATCCCGTTCGCTTTGCGGGCACTCTGGATGTGGAAAAGATAGCTGCTTTCCAGGTTGTCCTTTTTCGTATTGGACTGCGTCAACTCTTCGACGATCTCAATCGCGATACGCGCTGCGAGAGCCCCGGCGAACTGAGGATCGTACTGTTCAGGAGGCGCGTCACTTCGGACATATCTGAGTTGCAAGGGAGAAATCTCATCAGACAGGATCTTACGCCCCTCTCTGAGAAAGTCATCCTTACGAAGACTGAATAGGGGGGTCGTCGGCGCCCGGCGCAAGTAATTCTCTGGGAGTTGATATTGGAAGAACCGGCCCCAGGTGGGGGTGGCCGTGTCGGCTGCGATCTCGATGCGCACGACAGAGAAAACCCAAACATTTTTCTGGAGTTCTTCGTCACGAAGACTTTCGTAACAATTCTTGACGGCCTTGGCTTCTTGGGAAGGGTCGTCGAGGGTACTTATCCGTCTCGATACACCGACCTTTTGGAGCGCCCGATTTGCAATGTCTACGGCACTTACCATGGTGCATCATCCTTCTATGTGATAACCCTCATCGCGTAGACGTAGACTAAAGTCCCGCCAGTATCTACTGCCCGGATTGGTCCGGCGGGTACAAAATCATTCTTGATACCAACGGCGGTGTGGGCCAGAGAGGCGATAGGAACCCAAGCTCCGTTCCCGTCCTGCCGTTCAATAGCAACACCTGCTACAACTGTTCCAGATGCCGAGATGCTAAGAATACCACCCGGCCAAGGGAACGCGTCGCCAGTGTTGTCATCACCGTCTTCCATAAGTACTGCGGACCATTGTAGAGCCATGATTTAAATGTCCGTTACGACGATGTCTTCTTTGACCGCCTTGATGATTTTTTCCAGCGCCGTGATCTTGTCGAGCTTTGTGAGGCTGACGGCGTCGTCAATGACGGCTTCGACATCCTTACCGGTCGTGGATGTAGCGAGTGTTGCTTTACTCTCGCCCCTGTCTACTCCATAAAATCTGTCTGCCATGAGTGTTCCTCGTAATTAGGTGGTCCCTGCTTTTCTCACCCTCCCGGGTTCTCAGCAGTCACCCGCTCAAGCAGGGACCTGTTTCTCGTCTCTAGTACGACGAGGGTTGTTAGTAGGCGTACTGTGCGCGCATTGAGATGCTCGTGGGACCGCCGGAGAAAATTTCACTCACATCAATGGCGATATACAGATCTTCGCCCGGGTCCGCAGAGAGACCAAGCATACCCCAGAGAGGGAGAAGCGCCAAAGCTTCCGTAACCGTCGTGCTCTCGAACAGAACCTCGACCCAGGCATTCGTAGCCGTACCAGTGTCGTCGAAGTCATAAGCGGATGCGAACCGGTCAGCGTCGCCGCCCGTAAATGTATAGACACCATCAACCAGCCGAGCGATACCAATGTTGCCCTGGCCGGTAGTCGCAGCTTCCGCGTGACGGATAGCAAGCGAAGTGAGCCGGGCATTTGATGGGATAGCCATCATGATGAAGTTGACGGTAACTGCGGTGTCGGCATCACTGTCAACTTGTGCAATGGTTTCGCGCATAAATCCGCCGAGTTGGCTGGAGTTATCACGTACAACCGGAGTAGCGTCGCGGTTTGTGATAAGGTCAGAAAGAACACTTGACATTAGACATTTCCTTACGTTTCAGGATCTAGGACCGGGAGAGTTTCATCTCATCCCGATCCCTTCACCCTGGAGATTACTCTTGTGCGAGGATCTCGACGACCTTGCCTTGTTCAAGGCGGGTGGCGCCGAAAGTCGCGTTGCTGTACAGGTCCCAAGGCTCGGACGACAAGTCATTCCGGATGGAAACCCGCGTTTGAATATCGCGCCACAGACCGAGATACATGCCAGACTTGGCATAAGCGATACAAGAGCGATGACTGGAGGCAACATCGAGACGGGTCGAGACGATGATGTCGAAGTTCAGGAACTTGACCAAATTGCCATCAACCAGAACCGGCTTCGCATTGAAGTCCGTCGAAACAATTTCGATCTGGTTGAGCAAATCAGCTTCCTGATTTTCGCTGATAATCAGCGTCAGCGGGTCACCTTCAAGATCAACTTCCGCGCCGCGCATCTTGCGCCGGGCTTCAACAAGCTTGGCCACCGTGAGACCGACATCCGAAGAAGCGCCGAAATCGACTGCGACCTGGAAGTTCGTGCTGTCGAAGGCTTCCGTACCAGAACCAGTTTCACCGGTATTCGAAGTACCGAGGGCAGCGTCGATGATTGCGTCGTCATAAGCGCGACCGATAGCGTGAGAAGCAAGTTCCGAATAAGCACCCTTCGGGTCTTCAATCAAGCGGAGCATATCGAAATCATCCAGAAGCTGGTCGATCTCTTTGTCCTGCGGGAAGACCCACCGACGAGCGGCAGGAGCGTCTGTGCGGTTCTTCGGGGCGAAGCGACCGGCGGGAGCCTGCGCAGTAATTGCACCGAATTGATTAACTGGAGAGGCTTGTTTGCCCTCATGGGTGCCCGTGCGGACGTTACCCCGGAGCTTGGAGCCCTTTTGCTGGAGCAGCAATTCAATAAGAGTAGAGAATTGGCTCACGAAATGTGTGGGAATATTGGCGGACATGGCCGATCCTTTGCATAAAATTCAAGGGGTTCGAGCCGTTGCCCGGAAAACCGGAGGTCTCTTGCGTAAGCCTGACCCTATCGGGGTTACCAGGTTTCACGCAAGAGACTACACGAAAGATTATTGCGTGTCAACCCCTGTCAGGAATTTTCAATAATCTGCAAATTTGTCAAGAAGTTATTTGCTTCGGCTTCACCAGCCAGATATCGACCGACGAAAGCCTTGTCACGCTTGAGTTCAGCAATTTTACTTTTCGCACCGGCAGGGGTCGTCGGGTATCCAGGGCCAAAGTCGTTAACTCCTCCACTGACATATTTGTCCTCACCGATAGCTGTACCGATCTTGACGAACATTTCCATAACCTTCGGGAAGCCCGCTGCTTCTTCGAAAGCCGCGACTGTTTCCGCGTCAATCCCGAACTTGCGAGCGGTATCTTGCGCCCTGGCCAGGTTCGCCTCATATGTCGAACCCCATTCGGTCTTGAGCTTCTCCTTATCCGCAGCCAGCGCGATCCCGGCTTCACCGTCCGCTTTGGTCATGATGTCCGTCAGGAAGGCACCAAGACTGTCATAGACGGCAGACCCTTGATCCTGACTGAGACCGGCCTTGTGGAAGGCGTCTCGCGCCCAGTCCGAGATCCCGGTCTTGTCATCGGCGCCGACGTTGAGTTCGTAGCCTTTGGCTTCGTTTGGCCTGCCGAGCTTCGTGTAAACTTCGTCCATGGCACCATCGGCCTTGCGGTCGGTCGGGAGTTTGATGACTTGGTCGTGGGGCACACCGAGAGTGCTTTCCATATTGCGGAAGCCCTTCAGGAGCTGTGCGTTGGCATCTTGTACCGAGAGGGCATCCCAGCCGCGATTGTTAATCCAGCCCCTGTCGTCTTCAGTGTAGCCTTCGTGCCAAGCCGCAGCGGGCGGAGTAACCGGTGGGGTTACAGGCGGAGTTACGGGTGGGGTTACTGGTGGTGTTACATCATCAGGCATAGTCAATTTCCTCCATAAAGGTTCCAAAGTTCTTCGTCAGTCAAATTGAGAAAGCTCTGAATTCTGAGCCATACTTCCCTGCGTCCCTGAAGCTTGTCCGAGGTAGGTTGATCGGGGTGAAAAGTGGTTCCATGTGCTCTACAGAACTTTGCCAAGTCCCGAAGGGCAGCGTCGCCTGCGGGCGCTCCAAGTGTCATTTTGTAGGATCGTTTGCGCCGACCAAGCAAAGCCCGGCCCTTCTGTTCTCTCTCCAGAGTATTCATCCTACGCGGCTCCTTGTTTGCCTGAGGCATTCATAAGGGCGGCAGCACCAGGCGCCGCAGAAATGTCTTCTTCACGTTCCGCTTGTTCGGCCCGAGCTTGTCGCTTCGCCGCAACGACTTCGGGGTCCGTGATCCAGTTAACCGGCATGGCCTGGATATCCGCGATCTCGGGTGTGATGGTATCCATGTCAAAGTGATCGAGGGGACTGATATCACCCGTCGTATTGACCATCGGCAGGACCATTTCCAGTGTGCGGATAAACCCGGAGGCTTCTTCTGCCCGCATCACACGGGACAGGGGGCTGTCGTACTTGATGACATACTCACCCTCGGCTTCAACCAGGACGCCCGGGAGTTCCGGCAGTAATCCTTGTTGGTTCAGAAGGTCGATCTCACGATCAATCAGCGGCCCAAGGTATCCGTCCTGCTGTGCACCGACGGTCGGGGCCAAAAGAATTCCCTTCTCCCGGGTCCTCTCAATGACTTCCGTTGCTGTCATGCGCGGAGTTTCAGTCAGGATCTGGAACAGATGCACGAGGAAGGCAGCGTTAATCATCTCCCTCTCGTCGTCCATCATCTCTTTACCGATGTCTACTCGACCAACTGGCAGGGTCTGAATGAGGGCTCGCCCGGCAGCATCCACGCCACCATAGTTCACGGCGCCCGGGGTCAGGTCCACTCCGTCGATCACTCCGTCGTCATGGGCCAGGAGGACCGGGTCTACCGTCCGGTGTCCCTGCTTCAGGATCGTACTCTTCTGTGCCATGAGGGTCTTGATTGCGGGCAGTGCCATCATCGCAGGCGACCGACCATATGTCTCATTCGGGATCTGTTCGTAGCGTGTCGCAGCGTAGGGGAAGGTATGGAAACCCCCTTCGCGCAGAAGCCACTTCTTGTCCACGGAAATTGTGATACTCTCGAAAGCCATACCCTTCGCATCCAGGCGCTGGGGATCAAGATCTTTGTTGGGCTGAACCAGGTTGATGAAGTAGAACAGCTTCTCTTTCTGTTTGCCCGCTTGCTCTCGAAGATCCGCAGGCAGACGGTTGCCGAACTCGGACATTGCCGCATGGCCACTGAGGGCATAATACCGAAGCACGGTATCTACGATGCCCTGATGGTTCTCCCTGAAGTATGTTTCCCCGATGGGGACGGACTTGTACCGCAGGCCCCGGCCACTGATTGCTCCGTCTACGAACATGGTTCCGGTCCCGAAGGAGCCAAGCATCTTATAGACGAGTTGGTTCTGCCCGGCGAAGTTCGCTTCCGGGGAGTAGCGTTGCCGAAAGAGGGTCTTGTTTACGGCGGCGAAGTATTCCTGTACGGGGCGTTCTTTGTTGAGATCTTCGTTGTCCGCATTGATCCTGTGCCAGGTCTGGTTCCGAGGTGTGAGGAGACTGTCGAGGATAGCACCAAACTGATTGAGAGCAATCTGAGGAGTGGCGTCCAACTGCATATTGGTTTTCTTCTCACCGGGAACAATTCTGTTCTCACCGGGCCGAAAGGTGTCGCGCATCTCTGGCCACAGGCGCCGGGCGATTTCATCCCAATGGCCTTCCCAGATCGTGCGGTTACCTGACATCTCTCGATGATCGTGCAGAACGCCATCAACAATACCTTGGTCGCGCTCAGACTGCATTCCCGGAATAGTCACCATTACAGGGTCCTTTGATTGCCGAAGCCACGACCGAGTGCTTCCATTGCCTTACGGCGGGTCTTCTGCCGGGACCGGTCTTCGTTCACCGGGTTTGTAGGATTGGAGGGTTCTGACCGAAAGCCGGACAGGACAGACACATCGGCCCCACCTACACTGCGACCCTTCGTCTCACCCGGACTTGATGTGTCGATGGCCCGATCAATGAGACTTCCGGGTCCTGCTTCACCAGAGGCTCTGCGTTTCAAGGCTTGACCGAGGGTATTTTTGTGGGGCATTTGCGAGATCCTTATCCTAGAACATCAAAATCGAGACCCTTTGCTCGGCCTCGTTTCTTCCGGCTGCGTCCGGTGAGATCAGTCAACGGTCGCGCGCATCTTTTCATCATCATACCGTAGCGCGATGCAGAAAGCAAGTCATCATCTTCCTTGACAATCATCCCGTCCTTGCGATGGTACAGGCGATATTCCTCAAACCACTTCGTGCAGGGGCGGAAAACCTTCCATTTCCCTGTCTTCATGCGCTCATTCATCTCCGAGATCCCGGCCTCGACCGAGTTCCCTCCCCCCTCATCTATTGAGAACTGGGCATGTTCCGACATCATCTTGAGCCCGGCGTCCCTGTACTGGTGCGAGATCTTGACCCCGGAACCCTTGTCGCGACTGTGGGCGTCGTGAGGCCAAGCAACGGGGATGTCCGGGGACCAACTCCGGATGGCCGAGGCGTGCGTGGGGATGTTGGCGCCGGACAAGCGGTGCTCTCCAATGATGTAGATGATATCCAGATCTCTGTCCCAAGCCATATAGACTGCGGCTGTCGGGTGGGCGATCCCGATGTCCAGTGCAGCCAGAACCGGCCAGTACCGGGGTATCTCGAAGGGGTCGCAAGTGATGTGCTCCTCCGGGGTCATGAAGATCCGACCCTCCCCCAGCATGGGTATCCCCTTTATTCGTGCGTCGCGCTCGTACTCCTCGTAACCGTCGATAATGCGTTGACGCTCCTCCGGGTCAATGTGGTCCGCGTCGTCTATCGTCATGTTGACGTAACCACGGTCGGCGGTGCTCTCATTGAGGAACCGCTTGACAACTGAGGACATCCCCTTCAACGGGGTAAACGTCATGTAGACCATGCCCTTCGTGGCCGTTACACGCGCCAGTCCTTCGGAGTAGATGTCCTGGTCCGGCTCCTCATCGAACCAGATGAAGTCCCGGGGCACGCCCTGCCACTTGGCCCGGCCTTGCTCGTAGGACTTGAATGAGAGTGTAGACCACCCACCACTGACGTGCTTGATCGAGACTGTGTCCACGGCGTTCTGGATGCCCCGCGCCATGGAATACTTGCCGATGTGTTCTTTGGGGATCGCTCCCTCACCGAGGAAGTCCGGCCAGCTTTCGGACGGCCCCAGGAGTTGAGCCTGGACGATGTCTCGGGTGGCGAGGGATGTCACACCCCCGGCCCAGCCATGTGTAGGACGCTCCCAGGTTCTCCCTACCCAATCGTCAGGGTACTGACCAGTCAAGTGAAAGGCTGTCTCCATCCCACCGCAGTAGGTCTTGCCTTGCTGGTTACCGGCCATGAGGAGACGTTCGCGCTTGAAGGCGCCCATTGCGTGGAACTCGACTTGTTTCATGTATGGGACGTAGTGACGGAGTTTGTTGTATCGCTTGGTTACGAGAGCGCGATCAATTTCCTTCTCTAACTGCTGTAGCTTCTTTATGCGCTTCTCACTCATTTGCGACCATTCCCGCAATGTGGACACGGGCGTTTCCTACCAGGAAAGCGTTCCATTGTCATTCGCCAAGGCGTCCCAATAGCCCATCGGGTCTTCTCAGTCAGATCAACTGTCACAGAAAAATTCTCTTCTTTCAGGACTTCCTTCTTTAGAAGCCAAGCGGCAAATAAAATTCTCATACTTCTACATCCATCCAGTCCATGTCATCAATCTCTTCCTCCGTAGGTGCCCGGTTCGGAATGAGTTGTCTCTTCCACTTCGGGGGGCCTTCGTCTTGACTGGCCTTCCGTTCCCCGCTCTCGCGAGTGTTCTTGTGCGGGACGACAATCATCTCACCGAGGCCAAGGGTTTTCATCTTCTCCTGGATTGACTTCTCAATCTGTTCTTCGTCCCTGTTGTCCTTGACAGTGTGCTCGTGCTGATGGATCGTAGCCAGGAGGACACCGGCATGACCCAGGAGTTCCTTCGCGGCTTTCATCCGTATGGCGTCAGTCCCGGTACGCATCAATTGTTCCATGGTGCTCATCGCCGCATAGGCAGAAATGTGGGCTTTCTTCTCAGCCAGGTACTTGATCACCGCAGTGATCCGGGGATCACGATGGAGCCTCGACCCTGTGACTGCCCAGGTTCCCTCCGCGTACCCCGCGTATTCAGCCGCCCGGGTCATGGCACCATACTCTCCGGCGAGCGCGAGGAAACCCTCGACCCACTTCAACATCATCGGAGTGAGTGCCGAGAGGGGACTGTCATCGTCCGGGGGGATATCCGAGAGGCTGACGGGAATGGACACCACTTTCCCACTGGCGTCTGTCAATTTTGTGAGTTCTTTTGTCATACGAATGTGGATAGCAGACTAATGCGCTACTGTCAAGGGGATTGTGAATAGGTAAGGGTTTCTGTCCAAACGAAAGAATATTACAAAGTGGATTTTGGGCGGCGCGAAAGAGGGAGCGGTGGAGC